TAAGTCTAATTTTTCCAATTTAGGTAGGCGGGGATGCCCTTTTCGCCGAGAAAGGCAAGCACACAATATAGTCCAATTTTTGTAGTTTAGTACTATCTGTGTAGGTATTGTTATAATATATTACAAGTCAGATATAGATATAGCGTTAGAACGCTGAATTTGGTGCCTTTACGGCGTTTTTATGAATTCTTGGTATATACCCTAGTATACAGCTTATTTCTTAGCATTTTCAACGTTTTTCTTTTTTATATAATTTGGTACAGGAGTACGGCTTTCAACCCAATCCTTAAAAATTTTTGTATAATTTTTTGTATATTGAGTAAAATTAGATACTCTGCTTCTATCGCCTTTGCCATTCATGTCATTTTTCTTTCTTTCTTTTAATATTACGTTAGTAATATNTTTCTTTCTTTTATATATATATATATATATATATTAGACCAAGCTTACTACGTACTAACAATATAAGGCTTAAAGTGCTATTTGTCAAGCATTATTTTAAAAAAGATTTCTCTTGGTTTATATTTTAGGGTGTTTTATATTCTATCATGAAAAAGAGCAATAAACAGGATGCTAGGCAATATTGTGCTAATTGGAACGATGGCAAGTGTTTAGGTGCTATGATGTATCGTAAAGACGGTGTTTTGAGATTTGTTCTCGATAAGGACAAGGCAGATAAAGACTGTATGATAGAAAAGGGATGCGATTATTTTGATAACATAGTAATACCGGGAGTAAATAAAAATGCCATACATTAAGAATATTACACCAAAACAGATAAAACGAATGGAAAAGGTAATAGACGAAGTGAAGAATAGAAAAAGACCTATCAGGGCAGAAGTAATGCCTTGTACGGTACCAGCTTGGGGTTCAATGAGAAAAGATGAAGGAGAAGACAAATGAGAAAAATAGACATAGGTGGTCACGAATATAAAGTAAAATTCATGGATGGCGAAAAGCGTGGCGAAGGGAATAAGTATTTGTTTGGAATGAACAATCCTCGTACTTGCGAAATATTCTTGGACGAGAAGCTTGTTACATCAAGAAGGAATGAAACTTTCTTACACGAAGTAATTCATGCAATTCTTGTAAATACCGGCTGCGCCCACGACGAAGGGCTTATTGAAACGCTTGCGAACGGTTTTCATCAATTAGGTGTAGGAGAGTACTTGTGGCGAAAAACGGGGAAATAGTTAAGTCTATCGAATCTGGCTATCCTGTGATGATGGAAAGATTCTCAGATATAACCAAAGAACAATATGATCTATTTTGCCGAAAGCAATACGATTACGGATGTGGCAACATAACGCTTGGTGGTGATTTAGAAAATGATGAAGATAGAATGTTCGCATTGACTGCTTTGGTAATTAGAATGAATGACAAGGTGAACAGNCTTAAAAACATTATCGTAAAACATCGCGGCGAGAATGCTGTGGAAGATGAAACATATATGGATGCCTTTAAGGATTTATCTGTATACGGAGTCATTGCGCAGTTAGTTGCGGAGAAAGTTTGGGGAAAATGAAAACACTGTTTCTTTATGTAGAATCATTATTCTTAAGATTGATTCTTAAGGTAAGTTGGTTTTTAATCAATCAAAGGAGAAAAAGAGTATGAAGTGGACTAAATCTGAAATGAGTATAATAAATCAGTATACAAGAACGATGAAAAGCGTTAAAGACCTTTGTTTCGAATTGGACGCTTCTGGGTTTATGCGTACATATAAATCCGTTACTCGTAAAATAGAATCCATGGGATGGTCTAGACCCACCGATGTAACCGATACCGGACTTCTTCCTAAGATATTGATTTTTGATATAGAAACAACTCCTATGCCTGTATGGGTATGGGATTTTGGAAAGCAATATGTTCCTCACACTAATATCGTAAGAGATAAGTCTGGTGATCAAAAATTTTGGTATGTCCTCTCTTGGGCTGCCAAATGGCTTTATGATGAAAATATCCTATCTGACGTGCTTACTCCAGAGGAAGCGGTTGCTAGGGATGATAAAAGAATATTGGATTCTGTGTGGAAGCTGATTGATGAAGCTGATATTGTAATTGCTCACAACGGTGATCGGTTTGACATAAGGAAGCTTAACGCAAGGTTCATACTTAATGATATGAATCCACCATCTCCATACAAATCAATAGACACTCTTAAGATTGCAAGAAGGGAATTCGCGTTTAGTTCTAATAAACAAGATTACCTTACTAAGACATTCGGTCTTTCGGAGAAATTGAAGACTGAGTTTCAATTGTGGATTGATTGCATGAATGGTGATAAAGAAAGATTAGCTGAAATGCTTAAATACAACAAAGGTGATGTTGTGGGCTTGGAACAGCTTTATCTTAAATTGCGACCATACATCAAGAATCATCCAAACCTTGGAGTATTGATGGATAACAATGTTTGTCCTTCATGTGGAAGCAAGAATCTTAAACCATCCGATGCTACATACTTTACAAGCTCTAATGAATTTCCTGTTTACAGGTGCGGAGGATGTCATTCACCGTTCATAAGAAGCAAATCTAGTATAAGCTCTGGCCCAACGGAATTAAGAAGTATTGCGAGGTAATACTTGACAAAAGCGTATTTAAGGATTATATTATAATATATGCTTGTTCGCAAAATAAAAAACGTTGAGCACAGGGTATATGATGATAAGAAGGAGTTTCGCCAATACTGTCCTGATGACAAATTAACTCGCAATTGGAGGGATGGCACCGAAGGTAGCTGGGTAACGACTGACGACGGAAAAGTCTGTCAAGTTCTAAAGCGGGGTGAGCTTAGAAACAGTCAGTCTACGGGCGTGTGTAATTACTATATTAGGACAGCTATTGGCTCTTTTGTTTGCAGGGACGGTATGAAGATGGAAGGAGAGCTTAGGAAGAATATGTATTCTTTCGGATCTGACGAAACTTCTTTGTACCAACAAAAGATACATAGAAANAAACCNACTAGAAGGGAATTCTTGTTTGCTAAGTACGTTGCACAGGGCGATGGCATCTCCGAGGCATTTATTAAGGCATACCCAACCAATAATGAAAAGTATGCAGATTACCAAGGTAAGATTTTATTAAGTACCGAAAGGGTTAAGAATTTGATTAGAGAAGAAGTAGACAAGGTTTTACACGAAGCTGAGATAACTCCATTGTACTTGCTTGAGAAAATGAAATCTGTTATAGATAATAGAAGCGCTCAAGACAAAGATAAGATACAAGCCATTAAAACACTAATGCAAATAAGCGGCATGATGGAAACTGACAAGCGGACTGAATCTGTTACGTTATTTCAAGGATTTACAAAGGAGCAACTAGATGCTATCCAAGGCGGAAATTCAAAAAAACTCATCGAAGCTTCGAGAGAAGTCGAGAAATAAAGATTGTATAATATGTGGGTTCTCAATGTGGGAGCATACATCTATATGGTACAATGTCTCAGAAGATTATTTTTCTGTAGAATGTTGTGAATGCTTTTCATCTTATGATGAAAACTTTGAAATAAAAATGCCCGGATTAATATTCAATTATGGAGAATCGTGATGAAAACAGTTAAATTTGATTTAGTACTAAAAGTACATAATGGTTTAAAAGAAGATGAATTGAAGAGTTCTTTAGATTCATATCTTATAAATGATAAAGTTATGCATTCTGTTGTTGAAAAAGTTATCGGAGAGCACGGCGCTCCTGAGAATTTTTTCATACATTCAATGGAATTAAAGGAAAAAAGAAAAGCTAAAAAGAATCCCGTACAAAGTAGTAAGAAAAACGGGATACATGAAAAAGAGTGGGATGTGGCCTAGGAATGAAACTAGCTGTATATGGAACACTTAGAAACGGGAATGAGAATACTGGTAGAGTAGACAATACTTCGCTTGTTTATCCCGGCCATCAAAAGTTTCCTGCCATGATACAGGATTACAAAGGTAAGGGAACGGTTGTTGAAGTTCACGATGTAACTAGCGAGGATTTAGCACAGTATGATTTATACGAAGGCGTTACGGTGGGATTGTATGACAGGGTGAAAGTTGATGTTGAGCTTGATTCAGGAGAGCGGGAAAGGACTTGGGTGTATGTTGCCGGCCAGAAGCTTCTTGATATGGTAGATATTTTTGAAGAGATTCCAAATGGAGATTGGTACGATAGAAAAGTTTAATATAATTCCAAATGATCTAAATGAAAAAGAGCGTGTACTCAACATGGTTTCGAAAGATCTGATTGCGTTTGGCCAGCTTTTTCTCCCGGATGACTTTATGAAGTCAAAGCCGGCTCCGTTTCACTATGAAGTTGGAGGATTGTTTTTAGATAGTACCATAAGAAGACTTTGTCTTGTATTACCTCGCGGACATACCAAATCTACTTTGGCTAAAGCTGCCCTATTGCATAGGTTATGTTTTAATCCAAAAGGTAAAAATGAATTTGCAGCTTGGGTATCTGAAGAGCAGGGGCAGGCAGTTGATCATCTTAAGTATATTAAAAGCCATCTAGAGTATAATCCTGCTTTAAATTATTATTTTGGAGACATGGTTGGGAACAAGTGGACTGAAAAAGAAATCACTACTTCTAAGGGTGATAGAATTATAGCCAAAGGTACAAGTCAAAGACTTCGTGGTAGATCAGAACTCGGACTTCGTTATACAAAAATTATTCTTGATGATTTTGAATCTGAATTAAATACTAAAACGCCGGAAAGACGTAAGGAAATTAAAGAATGGCTTATGTCTACGGTGTATCCGGCTCTTGAGGAGTCTAAAGGCAATGAAGGTTCTATATGGCTTATAGGAACAATCGTCCATTACGATTCTGCTTTACAGGGAATATATGATGGATATTTAGAATCCAAGAAAAACAAGGAATACTATACTTGGGAAATGGTATTTCACAGGGTAATAGAGAATGATAAGCCATTGTGGCCTTCTTATTTCCCAAAGGAAAAGATAGCAAGTATAAGAAAAGATTATGAGTATGTTGGTCAACTTCATAAGTTTGCCCAAGAGTATATGAATGATGCTAGGGATTTAGAGAGTGCAAAATTTAAAATAGATAAGATTAATTATTTTGATGGACAATTTAAAGGTAAGAACAATCAAGCCTATATTATTACAAAAGAAGATGCTATCCCTGTTAATGTATATATGGGTGTCGATTTGGCTTACGAATCTTCCGCCAAACATGATTATCAGGTTATTGTTGTTTCTGGTATTGATAGTGATAAAAATATTTATGTGATAGATATTTTCCGAGAGCATATACCGCTTTATGATATGCCAAGAAAGATATTTCAATATGCAAAAGAATATCAACCAATGAGAAGGGCAAATGTAGAACACGTTGGGGCGCAGAATAATTCGAGATGCTGTGAATGAATTATCTGGTAAGGATAGAAAGATGGCTCCCGGAATAGCCCGCGGTGTTAGACCGCCTTCTGGCATTAAGAAAGAAGATAGATTGGAATCTCTTCTTTGTCCAATAGTAAACAGGGGAAAGCTTTATATAAAGAAGCAGCATAGTGACTTAGTTGACGAAATGTTTCATTTCCCAAAAGCAAAGAACGATGATATACTTGATGGACTTTGGTATTCGGTAATAAACGCAAGAGCTCCCATGAGCCCAAAGTTTGATGCTGAAAATTTTGAGGAAACGATTGAAGAGAAAAGAGAATTTTTAGGTAGAAGGATAATGAGAAGTTGGATTACTGGTCAAAGAATTTAAAAAAAATAAAAAAAAGACTTGACAAAGGCATGTTTTACGCTTATATTATATAATATAAGTTAACTTTACGTATTCGGGGGATTTAATATCGCTAGCGAACAAGATTTTGCGCAGGTAGATGAGGCGCAAAAGAATTTAGATTTGTGGAAAAGATGGCGTGATGCTCGGTCAGAGTGGGATACCGAGGCAAGGGATGCCGTTGATTTTGTCCTAGGAAATCACTACACAGAAGAAGAGTCTGCTGCATTAAGTGCTGTTGGGCAGGGTGATTTTATTATTGACAGAGTTTACGCTGCCGTTGATAAGCTCAAATCTTTGCTTACCTCAAGGAATCCAAAATTTTCCGCTATTGGAAGAGAGGATTCCGACAACAAACTTGCTCAAGTTTGGAAAACAATATTAGAATATTGCTGGGATATCTCCGATGGAGACATGCAGTTTAAGCAAGCTGTCCACGATTATGCTGTGACAGGAATGGGATATTTTTATGTATATATAGACCCCGAAGCTGACTTTGGTAGGGGCGATGTTAAATTTACTTATATAAATCCATTCAGAGTTTATGCAGACCCAGCATCTAGAAATAGATATTTTGACGATGCATCTTCTATTATTCTATCTACAGTACTTACAAAAGATCAGATTATTTCCTTATATCCAGAAATAGAAGAATCTTTACCAGAAATAGATACCATGACACAAGAAGATGATTACCCATCTTCAAGTAGAAAAAATTCTTCAGGATCATTTACTCCTGATGTGGTAAAGGATTCAGATACCTTTGGGTCTGAAAAATATAGAATACTTGAAAGATTTGAGAAGGTTAAGGTTCCATACTACAGACTCTTTAATAAGCAAAGCGGTGAAGAAAAAGTTGTTGATATGGAAACCTTCGAACAGATTGTCAACAAAGATTCACATTTAATAGAATCGGGACTGGTAGAAGCTGTTGAAATAAAGCAAACACGCATTCAAGTCACAGCTACAATGGGGCAGTTCCTACTTTATCAGCAAGTCCTCAATACTGACGTTTATCCCGTAATACCAGTCCCAAATATTTGGACAAATACACCCTATCCAAAATCAGATGTATCAAAGGTTAAAGACTCTCAAAGGCTAATTAATAAGCTTTTTTCTTTAACATTAAGCCACGCCCAAGCATCAGCTGGTCTTAAGCTTCTTGTTCCAGAGGGAAGTGTAGATGACGTTGGTCAATTGGAAAGAGATTGGGCTAACCCGAATGCTGTATTAGAATATAATCCAGAATTTGGAGAACCACACTTTCCAGCTCCACAACCGCTTGCTGGCGAATTTTATCATTTAATAGATAGGGTGGAGCATTATATAGATTTAAATTTTGGAATTCCTGAATTAATGCAGGGATTCAAGGAAAAAGCTCCCGACACAGTAAGGGGAACAGCTATGCTTTCGGAAATGGGAGAAAGCCGTGGTCGTTCTAAATTAAAAGATATAGAGGGAAGCTTAAACCAACTTGGAAGATGTCTGTACAATATAGCGAAAGGACATTATAAATTCCAAAAAACATTTAGAATCGTGCAACCTAATAATGACTTAACTGAATTTGCAGTTAATAATAGGTTGTATGATGACA